GATAGATTAAGATTTTTTCAAGAATGTTTCTGGTTACTATTGTGTGGAAGTGGCACAGGATTTAGTGTACAGAAACATCACGTTGCAAAATTACCAACTCTAGAGCACGATATAGAGGATAATAATGAAGGAATAAAATACGTTATAGAAGATAGCATAGAAGGATGGGCAGATGCTCTTGGTGTGCTATTAAGCAGCTATTTTAGCAAACCTATAGAAGAATTTAAAATGTATAAGAATAGTTATGTTGTATTCGACTATTCAAATATTAGACCAAAAGGTTCTGATCTTAGTTCTGGTGTTGGTAAGGCACCAGGATTTGAGCCTCTACAAAACGGCCTAGAAAAAATTAGAACTCTGCTCGATAGGTGCGTAAAAAATGGACAGAAAAAACTACGCCCAATTGACGCTTATGATATTGTTATGCACAGCAGTGATGCCGTGTTAAGCGGCGGCGTTCGTCGTTCTGCTAGTTTAGCATTATTTAGTCATGATGATGAAGAAATGGCAAAGGCAAAAACTGGTAATTGGTATATAGAAAATCCTCAAAGAGCCAGAAGTAATAATTCGGCACTGCTTTTAAAAGACGAAACAACATTCGAAGAATTCCAAACGCTTATGGAGAGCGTAAAGGAATTTGGAGAACCCGGATTTATTTGGAGCGATTCAACAGAGATGACATTTAATCCATGCGTTGAAGTAGGTATGTGGCCTGTTGATGAAGAAACAGGCAAAAGTGGATGGCAGGGATGTAATTTAACCACAATAAATTGCTCATCGATAGAAGACGAAAATGATTTTTATGAGAGATGCAAAGCTGCGGCAATTATAGGAACTCTACAAGCTGGCTTTACTAAATTAGACTATTTAGGTGAAATTAGTTGCAAAATTTTTGAGAGAGAGGCTCTTCTTGGCGTATCTTTAACTGGGACGATGGAAAAGCACGATCTCGTCTTATCTGAAAAAGTATTAAAAAATGGAGCAAAAATAGCAGTAGAAACCAATAAGGAGATGGCAAAAAAAATTGGTATCAATCAGGCTGCTAGGGTGACCTGTTTAAAGCCAGAAGGAACCAGTAGCAGTATGCTCGGCACAAGTTCTGGCATTCACCCGCACCATGCCAAACGATATATACGCCATGTACAGGCCAATGTTTTAGAGGCACCGTACCAACACTTTAAGAAAGTTAATCCTCAAGCCTGCGAAAAATCTAGTTGGTCAGCAAACAACACTGATGAGGTGATAAAATTTCCGATAGAAGTTCCTGACGGAGCTAAATTGAAGAATCAATTACCAGCCGTAGAGATGTTATCTGTTGTTAAAAATACACAAAAATACTGGGTAAACAGCGGCAAGAATAAGACACTATGTACTCAAGATTACCTTAGTCATAATGTTAGTAATACCGTGACTGTTAAACCAGATGAATGGGAAGATGTAACAAAATACATTTATGACAATAGAAAATATTTTGCTGGAATTAGTTTGATACCTCAAAGCGGAGACAAAGATTATCCACAAGCACCATTTACTACTGTTTATACAAGCAGAGAGATAGTTAAAGAATATGGTGACGCCGCATTGTGGTGCTCTGGATTAATAGAGCTTGGACTTAATTCTTTTAATAATAACTTGTGGGCGGCCTGTGATTATGTTAGCATGAATCAGGCTAAAGATACTGATGCCCAAGATAAACTTTTGTTTGTTACCAAAATGAAAAATTTTGCTGGCAAATATTTTGATGGAGATGTAAGAAGATTAACGTATTGTATGAAAGATGTATATAATTGGAAAATATACTGTGATTTATTTAATAACTTCAAAAAGGTCGATTATACACAACTATTGGAGACAGAGGACAATACCGCAGGAATAGAGGAAATTAGTTGTGCCGGTGGCGCTTGTCTAATTTAACTCTAACTGTAAAAGGGTAATTCTTGAGAAAAAACAATAAAACTAAAAAGAAAACCAAAGTAATAGATGCTACAAATAATATTCTTCCAGAAGGAACTGGTTTAATCTATAGAAACAGACTAAAACCAAGAACCGAAAATCAAAAAGAATATATCAGAACTATTGCTGAAAATATTATAACATTTTGTCAAGGACTTGCCGGTAGCGGAAAGACACATATAGCAATTGGTATGGCTATAGAATATTTATTAGAGAACAAAGTCAATAAGATTATCATAACTAGACCAGTATTGGAGGCAGGAGAAAAAATAGGGTATTTGCCCGGAACAGCAGAAGAAAAATTACATCCCTATCTTTTACCTATTTTGGATGAAATTCATTATTTCATTTCTATAGCACAATATACTACTCTAAAATTAAACAATAAAATAGAAGTTGTGCCGTTAGGTTTGATGAGAGGTAGGAATTTCCATAATTGTTTTATAGTTGCCGATGAGTGTCAGAACGCATCCTACGAACAATTAAAAATGTTGTTGACACGCATAGGACAAAATAGTAAAATGGTATTGACGGGCGATGTCGGACAATCAGATTTGACAAGACATCTACAGGGTGGCTTTATAGAATTGATTAATGCATTAACCTCGATAAATGGTATAGGTTTTTCTAAATTATATGCATCTGATATTGTTAGAAATCCTATTATAGCAGATATTCTTAGTAGACTTGATACTCACGAAAATGGAATCCAAAAATAGTAAATGCTTATTGTTAAATTCTGACTATACTCCATTAGCAATTATCTCTTGGAAAAGAGCTTTGATATGGAGCATAAGGTATGAGCATAACTCTAGGTATGGAATAGAAATTATAGATTTCTTTAAGAATGATTATATTCAGGGAGTAAACGAAAAGAAATACCCGATACCAGCAGTAGCAAAGACTATAAGGTATTTTAAAATCAATAATCAAGAGGTTACATTTTCTCGCAAAAATATCTATATTAGAGATAATTATACTTGTCAATATTGCAATAAAAAGTACGAGTATAATATGTTAACATATGACCATGTTATACCAAAATCGAAATGGGGAGATAAGTCATCGCCAACTAATTGGACTAACATAGTTACGGCATGTATAGGATGCAATAGAAAAAAGGGAAACAAAACACCAAAACAAGCGAATATGCCATTAATTAATTTGCCAACAAAACCAAATAAAAATATTAGGTACTTGCCGATTTCTCTTCAGCTTCTTAGAATAAAGAATGAATTACCGGAAGAGTGGAAATTGTATTTACCAGAGTCTTACATATAATGCCAACATATTCATATTCTTGTGAAGACTGTAATTCTTTCTTCGAAATATTCTTCTATATCAAGGACTATATAGAGCAACCAGAGTGCATTAATTGCTCTAGTAATAATACAAAAAGAGAATATGTCAACGATGTTTTGACTCAATCCACATCTATCAAAAAAGCCGATAGTGAACTAAAAACTATAGGCGATCTAGCAAAAAGAAATTCTGATAAATTAAGTGATGATGAAAAAATACATCTATATAATAAACACAACTCTTATAAAGAAGATCAACCTATAAAAGAATTACCAAAAGGAATGAATCGCATCAAAAAGCCACCGAAAGTAAAGTGGCCTGGATCATCTCCTAAAACAAAAAGAAAGCCTAAAAATGCAAAATGAAATATTCCAAATAAATAAAAATTATGATTACGATACATATAAATATACATACTATACATTATTTGGTAATCATTCTGAATTAGACACCGAAGGTAATCCAATAACATCAGATGAAAAAAGGGGTTATGCCTATGTTCGGACTAATGAAAAAAATAATGCCGAAAATTACTACCTAAAAATAGGACTATACGGCAAAATCTTCAACCCTATGGGTCTGTATTCGGAAGGTAAGGAGAATAAATTTTTATCCAAGATAGGTAAAAATGAATATAACTTTACCAAGGTGAATAAAAAAGTATTTGATATGTATATAAATTTTCTGAGAACTAAAAACATAGCATGGCTTAATAATGCAGAAAGGGAGCTGACATGAAAAAAGAATTAGAACTATCAGACATATATGCCATATATTATATGGTAGATAATAATTTTGATCCAAAATCTATATCCAAAGAACTCGATATTGGTATCAAACTTGTCAAAGACACTATCAACAATAGACCGAAACCAAAGAACGATGCTGTTAAAACAACATCATCGAAGATTACCAGCAAAGATATGATGATAAGAGAAACTAGCTCCAAGAGAAATAGGTCTGTGGCTATTATGACAAAAGAAGCTTCTGAAATAAATGATACATTCAAGAAAAATCTTGATAATCATTTGTCATCCAGAACAACCAAAAATGCCATATATAGACCAAACAATAAATGAATTATATATCCAAATATTCTAATGGTAAATCTGTCACCGCAGCACAATATATTACAGAGTTAATATGTGAAAATAAAGCAAAGAAAGATGGAAAAGATTTACATTTTAAATTTTGGACAAATAAAGAGTGGGCTTCTTATTACAAGAATCAAATAGCCACAGCCAATAAACTGGTAATCAAGTATGATGATCAGGCCATAGTAAGGGCTTTAAAGAGTAAGAAAGCTGAAAAGATCTATTCTTTGCGAGCGCCACACCTCATACCTATGATAGAGTATGAGCAGTCTATTCTAGAAAAAGAAAATACTATACTATCCAAAGAATACGACAGATCCAAGGATAAAAAATATAGGAACAATACTACTAAGTCAATTATATCTAAATTAAAGGAACTTGAATGACCACTAAACTCATAGAAGATGTAGCCAAGCAATTTGGTGATGAAATCATATTAGATGGTAGTGCTATAGTAGATAAACCAACTCTTGTTATTCCTGTTAGCCCATCTCTTGATATTATATTGAACGGAGGCATACCCGAAGGGAGTTTTGTTGTTTTAACAGGACAACCTAAGTGTGGAAAAACAACGACATCTTTGGACTTCTCAGCAACAGCACAAAAAAAAGAATATGCCCATTCCTCTTTCAAAGATGGAAGACATGTGTATTATCTAAACATTGAAGGTAGATTGAAGAAAAGAGACCTAGAAGGAATACCTGGGTTGGATCTGACTAAATTCCATGTTATAGGTAGTCAGCAGGGCAAAATATTACATGCTGAAGAGTATTTACAGATAGCCGAAAGAATTATTAATGAGATACCCGGAAGTGTTCTAATTATAGACTCATATTCTGCTTTATGTACAGAAGCTGAAATTACCAGCGATATGGATAAAATGCAACGAGCAGATGGTGCCAAATTATTAGCAAAATTCTGTAGAAAAGTCGCAAATGTTATACCAGTAAATAAAAATATAGTAATAGGAATAACTCATTTAATGGGCAATCCAACGGGTTATGGTGCAGAATTTAAGGAAAAGAGTGGTCAAGCCATAGCATACCAAACAGATATAAAACTAAGAGCAAAAACATTCAAACCCTGGACATTAAGTGCTGATAGCACACAAGTAGGTCAAGAGATAGAATGGCAAGTTCTTTGTTCTGCTTTAGGGCCTCCCGGAGCATCGATAACATCCTATATCAGATACGGACAAGGTATAGACAAACACACAGAACTAATCAATTTTGCTGTAGATATCGGCTTAATCAACAAAGGCGGAGCGTGGTATACTTACGGTAAAGAAAAGTTTCAGGGGATGGAAAAACTCAGACAATATTTTATTGATCATGGCGATGAATACAAAAATTTGGAAAAATCAGTAAAAGATACCATGGGAATTAAATGCAAATAAAAACTTTAGACGGATTTACACAAAATTGGCAGTTGACAGGACATTATGCTCATGCTAGAATCAAGAATAAGTCATCTCTCCACATAGCAGCACGAGACTTATTGAAAGAAAAATTCCCAACATTGCAAATCTTAGAAGAGGTTCCTATCCCTCTTCGACGATCCGAGATGTTATATTTTGATTTTTATATACCTATGCTAAGAAATGCTATAGAAGTGCATGGAGAACAACATTATAAGTTTGTGCAGTTTTATCATGTAAATCAGCTCGGATTTCTCAAATCACAAAAAAGAGATAGAGAAAAACAAGAATGGTGTGAAATTAATTCAATAAAGTATATATCATTACCTTATGATGACACAGAAAACTGGGCTCTCAGGATTTTACAATGACACAACAAAAAAATAGTTCAACAGAACAACTCAATTATTGGGATAAAATACTAGACGAATATGAATTATCGATAGGGTTATCCACATATAATAGTCAAATTTTTGCCGAATCTGAGCTTAATGAATATCTTACAATGGACAGAGGTGTTCTAGAAAAATTGGGTCCAGAAGATTGTGCTCAAATAGCATATAGACTCGGACAATTTGCGTTTCATATACAACGAACAATAAATAGAGAAGTAGCGAGATGTAATTGGTCTGAAGAAACCATAAAAGAAACCATAGCAGATGAAATCAATAATTACAAAGGGTATGGTTTTGTAGAGAAATCTATACAGGCAATTAAACATAATGACAAGGCCAGCAATCTGCAAAAAATTAAAAAATATGCTCAACAAAGAATAGATAGACTAAGTTATATAGCGAATAGCATCAAAAATTTATCAGATATATTATTGTCAATACAAAAAACTAAGGTAAAACATCATGGATCTTGATATTAAAAATCCGGAACAAATCAAGCAATTGATCGCATTATTGCAAAATTTATTACCAAACGAAGAAAGCTCCTCAGAAGAGCCAGAATCGAAAATCAAAACAAAAACTAGATCTGCAAAAAATAGACCTAAACAAAACAATAAATTTTTAGATATGCCTGAAATGAGAATGCATAAAGATGATTCCAAAATTGATCAAAAACTTAGTATTGCCCCTCCGACCCCGAGAACCAGAAAATTTAAGCCAGTAAGCGTTAGATGTAGAGTTTGCGGAAAACAAGAGAATGTAAGTCCAAGCGTTATACCCGAATCAATAGAAAGATACAAGTGCAACAAGTGTTCTGGAAGTGCTGGTGGGTGAAATGATATTATCCGATCCGTCTGCTGAAAGAGCTGTTTTATCTGGCATATGCAAATATGGTGACGAAGTATATCTAGATATAGCTGATATTTTACAAGAAACATCTTTTACAATAGATAGTAATGTAATAATATTTAAGTGTATCAAAAATATTTGCGAAAAGCATGAATCAAAAACAATAGACATTGCATCTATATATTCGGCCGCACAGGATATAGGCGTTGCTGGGGTTTTATCTAGAAAAGAAGAAACCCAACACTTAAAGGCTATTCTTGATTTCCCGGTAAATAAAGAAAATATACCAAAATTTGCCGCTAAAATTCGCAAGCTACAAATAGCTAGATTATTACATGATCAGCTAGAATCTGCAAAAGAAAAATTACTTGGTGTCACCGGTTCGGAGCCGGTTAGTAATATCATCTCGATAGCAGAAGATACTGTTTTTGATTTTACCTCATTGATCAATGATACAGAAAACAATCCTGTCTGTTTGAGTAATGGGATTGAAGATTATATACAATCATTAATAGATAATCCAGTTGATCAAATAGGCATACCAACAGGATTTCCTGTATATGATCAAGCTATAGGCGGTGGATTAAGGCGTAGTACGGTAAATGTTATCGCGGCAAGACCAAAAACTGGTAAAACGCTTTTAGTAGACAATATGGGCTATAATATAGCCAAATTGGGAATCCCAGTATTAAATCTAGATACAGAAATGACAAAAGAAGATCATATCAATCGTATCTTAGCTATGATGACCGAAACAGAAATAAACAGTATTGAAACTGGTAAATTTGCTGAATCTCAAGACAAGAAAACAAAAATAGACAATGCTGTTAAAGAATTAGCAAAATCTAAAATTTATTACAAATCTATAGCTGGTAAACCATTTGAAGAACAACTGTCTTTAATGAGGCGCTGGTTGGTCAAGGATGTTGGCCTAGAAGATGACGGCACAGCAAAGCCGTGCGTTATTTTCTACGATTATCTGAAACTTATGGATAGTCAGGGTATGAGTCAAGACCTCAAAGAATATCAGGTATTAGGATTCATGATGACATCTTTACATAATTTTGCAACCAGATACAAAGTTCCAATCATGGCTTTTATACAACTAAATAGAGATGGAATAACAAAAGAAAGTACAGATACTGCTAGTGGTTCTGATAGAATCATTTGGCTATGTAGCAATTTCACAATTTTTAAAAGAAAAAGTGATGAGGAAATAGCAGAGGATGGTCCGGGAGAAGGGAATAGAAAATTAGTGCCTGTTATTAGTCGCCATGGTGGTGGGTTAGATGATAATGATTATATTAATTGCCACATGAAGGGATGGTGTGCTAAAATAGTCGAAGGAAGAACAAAACTAGAAATATCAAATAATATTAGCAATAAAAAAACAGATGGATTCAAAATAGATGATAACGCAGATGAAACCAACATCCCGTTCGTATAATCAGCATCAACTTAAAATTATTTGCGATCAGTTATGTGACAACATAGAAAATTTATTTGATGTATTAGACATACATGATTTAAAAAATAATGGCAAAATGATTGTTGGTAATTGTCCAATTCATAATGGCGACAATACTACAGCCTTTAATTTGTATCCAGAGGGTGAATCATATAGAGGTAATTGGAAATGCAGAACGCATAATTGTGAAAAAATATTCAAGGCATCCATTATAGGATTTATTAGAGGTGTCTTGTCGAATAAAAAATATAATTGGCAAAAATATGGAGATAGCACAGCGTCTTTTAATGATACTATATCATTTATAGAATCGTTTCTAGGAGATAAAATATCCAATGTTCGTGTTTCCAATAAAGAAATAGAAAAGAAAAATTTTTCTATATTCATCAAGAACATAAAAAATGAAATAGAACATAATATATCGAATATAACAAGATCAATGGTTAGACAGTCTCTTGTTATGCCGTGTGAATATTTTATAGAAAGGGGTTTCTCTAAAGAGATTTTAGATACATACGATGTGGGATTCTGCAATAAACCCAACAAAGAAATGTATAACCGAGCTGTTGTACCAATATATGACAACGATCACAAGTTCGTAATTGGATGCTCTGGACGAAGCATTTTTGAAAAATGCGATATGTGTAAATGTTATCATAATGTTTCTGAAAATTGTCCAACACCAGAAAATCAATGGAAATACCCTAAATGGAAGCATAATAAAGATTTTAAAAGTCAAAATTATTTATACAATTATTGGCGATCAAAAGACTATATTTCCAATACTGGTAAAGTAATCGTTGTAGAAAGCCCAGGTAATGTTTGGAAGTTAGAGCAAGAAGGTATTCATAATAGTGTGGCTATTTTTGGGTCTAGTATGAGTGACAGACAAAAAATTATGTTGGATGGCTCCGGTGCTATGACTATAATAACTATTATGGATAATGATGATGCTGGTAAAAAGGCAGCGGAAAGTATAAAAAATAAATGTAAAAATACATATAATATACTAAATATAGAAATCAGCAAATCAGATATAGCAGAAATGACTACAGACGAGATAAACAACGAAATTAAGAGGATAATATGACTAAGATTATTGCATTTGCCGGAAGAAAACAATCCGGAAAAACAACATGTTCCGAATTTGTTAAGTCTCTTTATCCAAATTCAAATGTTAAGATATATAATTTTGCCGACCCACTAAAACAAGATATATGTATAAATATACTAGGATTAACACAAGAGCAATGTTATGGCGAAGATGAAGCAAAAAATGAGGTTACTAGTATTGTATGGGAAGGAAAAAATCTTACCGCCAGAGAAGTTATGCAATTTATTGGCACAGACATCTTTAGAAAGATGAAAACAGATGTATGGGCTTCTGCTACCATAAATAAGATAATACATGAATCTCCTGATGTAGCAATAATTGCGGATTGCAGATTTCCTAACGAAGTCGAAGCAATAAAAAATGCTGGCGGAATAGTGATTAAGCTTACTAGAAATCCTTTCAATTCTGATCATTTAAGCGAAATAGCATTAGATCCAAAATACTACAATCAAAATAATTTTGATATTATTCTTACAAATCATTTATTAAGCCTATCTCATCAGAACGAAGTAATTTACCGATTCCTAAAGAAAAAAGGATTATTACAATTATAATTACATACTTTCGTAGTAGCTCATATAACGCACATAGTATGTGTGAACAACAATACTATATTGAATATGTGCTTGGCCTCAGAGGTCCGTCTAATAAAAAAGCTGATAAAGGTACTATATGCCATAAAATACTAGAAATATTAGCTTTAATAAAGCAAAATACACAACTGAACAATTGTATCTTTACTGATGATATCGTTGGGGATATCAATATAAAAGATTATGATTTAAATAGTATAACAGAAAAAGTATATAACTACTATTCTAAAGAATTTAACCATCATGAATGGAAAGAGATAGATTTTAGAGACTGTAAACATTGGGTGAGCAAAGCAATATCATTGAACAATGGTATGTTTGATCCTAGAAACAGAGACATATTGTGTCCAGAACAGAGATTTGATATTCTAATAGAAAAACCTTGGGCAAAGTATTCTTACGATACAGACGAAGGGCTCTTAGAAGGCTATCTTGGATTAAAAGGCACGGTTGACTTGATCACTCGCGTTGACGATAATACGATAGAGATCATAGACTGGAAAACAGGTAAAAGACTAGACTGGGCAACTGGCCAAGAAAAAACTCAGGCAAAATTACAAAATGATCCCCAGTTAATGATATATCATTACGCTATAAGTAAATTATATCCTCAATATGATCATATTATAATTACTATTTACTTTATCAATGATGGTGGTCCTTTCTCTATACTGTTTGATAAATCAGATCTTGATAGAACCGAACAAATGCTTAGGAATAAATTTGAGATAATTAAAAAAACCAAGAGACCTAGATTACATAAAACATGGATGTGTAATAAATTATGCCATTTTGGTAAAACAACTTTTGAAAATACTAATATAGAACCCATCAAAGAGTATAGAGATAATCAAGTATGTAATATCAATAAGCCTATGACAAAATGCGAACAGATAAAACATGATATAGAAATTCAAGGCATAGATCAAGTTACCTCCATATACAAAAATCCCGATCATTCTATTGGAAAATATAAGGCGCCCGGATCCACACAATGAAAAAATACAATCCTTTACATTGTCATTCAATGTATTCTCTTTTGGACGGCCTTTCAAAGCCATCACAAATTGCCTCTAGGTGCGTAGAAATTGGCGCATCGGCCTGCGCATTAACTGATCATGGAAATATAGCCGGTGCTATAAAATTCCATAAAGAGATGAAAAATGCTGGAATAAAACCAATATTAGGTTGCGAGATATATCTATGCGAGGACGCCTATGCTCAAAACAAAGATAACAAAAATTTAACACACTTCTTGATCTTAGCTAAAAATTTGAATGGATGGAAGAAATTAATTAATTTAGTTTCAGAATCAAACAGACCAAATATTTATTATCACAAACCTAGATTGGATCTTAGATTATTAAAGGAATTGTGTGCTGGAAACGATCTTATAGGTATGTGCGGTCATTTAGGATCTCTATTAGCAGATAAAATTTGCATAGACAATAAAATTATACCCGATTGGCAAAAAATAGGCGTATCCACTATCAACGAATTAAAGGATATTTTTGGAAAAGAAAACCTATTTTTAGAGGCCCAGTTAATGGACAAAGTAAACACGCCACTACAAATAGATCTTACCGACACCATCAGGGAATTGGGAAAACTTACTAATACAAAAATTGTATGTACTCCGGACGCTCATTATGTTAGAAAAGAAGATGCGTCTGACCAGAGAATCCTCTTGTGCAACAATCTCAAGATGACAATGCCTGACATAAATAGAAAAATTAATTCTAATCAAGAAGTTCCAATGTCTTGTTTTTTTATGTCTGATAATTTTTATATACTTTCGCAAGAAGAAATGAATGCTTTACACACAGAAGAAGAAATAGAAAATACTATTTTAGTATCTGATATGTGCGAAGAATACGATATATCCAGTAGGCCGCGACTGCCTCCTTTCGAGTGCGACAACAATGCTCCTGACGAATTTTTAAGACAACTATGTCGCAATGGCTGGCGAGATAAAATAGCTAATATTATCCCAAAAGATGATCAACAACAATATATAGATAGAATAAAATATGAATTAGATATCTTGCAGGGGGTCGGTTTATCGAGCTATTTTTTAATAGTTCAAGATATTGTCAATCATGTAAAAAACAATAATTGGCTTCCTGGTCCCGGTAGAGGTTCTGCTGCTGGCTGTTTAGTTTCGTATCTAATAGGTATTACTAATATAGATCCTATAAAATACAATTTATTATTTGATAGGTTCTATAATTCTGGAAGAAA